GACACCGGCCTCTTCGTAAACCTTGTTCGCGATCGCTTCGTCGACGATGTCGAAGTAAGCACTGGAGTGCATGACCCACAGCGCGATACGACCGAACTTGTCGCCGAACTTGCGCATACCACGGGTCAGGGTCTTCTTGCCGTCGGTCTCGATGTTGGCAGTAACCACCATTTCAGCGTTGGAGCTGATCGAAGCGCGCAGCGCAGCAGTGGCGTACTGGATGAAACCTTCCAGAGTGGCATCAGCAACGTCGGCACCGATGATCTGGGAGAACTCGTCGACCGGTCGGCCGCGGCGTTTGAATGCTTCTTCGGTGGTCTGGTACGGGCCGTACTTCCACGGTGCTTTGACGCCAACGGCTTCGCCCGCGCCGATCTTCTTCGCGGTCACCTTGCCGGTGGAGTTAACGTCGCGGTGCTCCAGCGATCCGCCGATCTTGTAAAACGAGCGCTTGCGGAAGTCGCCTTCGATCAGCTCGTTGTCGAGCACGATCGCACCATTGGACGATGCGTTGAAAACGTCGAGGTTGTCCTGGACACGCTCCAGGTATGCAGTTTGCGCCTCATCGTTGTAGATGATCAGGTCGCTGTTCACAGTCGTTGCCATGGGTGAATCCCCTTACTTGGGCAGTTGCAGGTATGCGGTTTGGCCGTGCTTGCGCTGGTAATCGCGCTTTTGCTCGGCAGTCATTTCGGAGCGCTTGAATGCAGCCTGGCCGCCACCCCCGCCCGGGGCTTGTGTGCCTGAGGCCCTTGGCCACAGATGAGGTGCGCTTTCGCGCAGAGATTCCGCCCATTCGAGCGGAGTCAGAGGGGTCTTGCCGTCTTTGCCGAGGATGGTCTGGCCAGACTCATCAACGGCGACAGCCTCGCCTTCTTCGTTCAGTGAGAACACGCCCTTGGCGCGCAGGATGATGTCGTCGGTTGCTTCCGGCAGCGCGCCGGCTTTCAGCGCTGCGCCGCGCACCGAGTCGCCCAGGACTTTGCCCTGAAACTTCGCAGCGAAAGCTTCAGCCTTCTCTGCGCGTGCGGTGATTGCCTTCAATTGCTTGTCGGTATCTGCGCGCAGGCGTTCGGTCCGGCGATTAAAGACTTCATCCACCTTGCCCTCTGTCAGCAGCTTGGTTTCTTCGTCCTGGCCTGCGCGACTGAGCAAACCTTTGACAGCGTCGATATCGATGCCTTCAAACTGGGTTTCGAACTGAGTCAGCTTGCCGGAGGTTTCCTTCAGCTTGCCCAGCAGTTCCGAGTTCTTGGTTTTCAGACCGGAAACGGATGCTTCAACGGCAGTCGCGATTGCGCCCTTAATTGCCGGATTGTCCAGGTCGATTTCGTTTTCTTCTGCCACGTTGATGCACCCCTTGGGTATATATCGCCCGCTTTGCAGGCGTAAAAAAACCCGGCGCATGGCCGGGTTCGATTTGAATTAGCGTTTGGGTATTCGATCTACGTCGGTAACTGTCTGGTTGATTCGCTTGAGCATTGGCATTAGCGCACCATGAAGACCTGTCTTCGTAGCCTTCCGCCCCGAGAGCGCAGCCTGAATAAGATGCCCCGGGCCGTTGTAGATCTCCTCGAAAGTACCATCTCGATTCATTCGGATGCCGAGGTAGTAATCAGGCACGTGGTGCACTGGAAAGGTGAGGCTGGTGCCGAAGGTAGTTTTGATCTGGACATTCCGACCATCCCGCGTGACAGCGTCATGGTGCTTGGTCAGCCCCTCATTGAGCGTCAGGTCGTAAGTCAGGCTGGCAACCACCTCGCCGATGTCGCCGACAAGTCGACCATCAGGCGTGAAAGGTTTGCCAGGATAGGCTTCCTGAAGCATAGATACGGCGCTGAAAAGCCCCTTCAAAGCCTCTTCGATTTTCCTGTGAATGACCTGATCCATAACGGCTCCTTGATATGAGTCACAATCCTATATCAGATTCCCGCACGTTCGAATGCCAGAGGCTCCAGCCTCTTCATTTGGGCCATGGTCAGAGGCGAGAAGTTGCGGTCAAGCTGCAACTCTGCAAAGCGCTCCAAGCTCAACCCGCCTTCTCGAAACAGCTTCGCCCGCACCGGACCAATTGCTACGTCCTGAAACGACTCTGGCTGTTGCTGAAGCCAGTGGTAATAGTCGAGGCTCGCACTGACCTGCCCTGCTCCATCTGCGCCGACCGACGCCCGGGTAGCGCCCTTGGCGAACATCTCGCTGAGCTTGGTCAGCAGAACGAACGTCGTACGGCAATTCGGGTGAAACGGTGGCCTTGGCCCGGAATCGACCGGAAACCTTCGTTTGTCCATCGACCGGCATTGTTGGCTGGTTTTACTGTCCAGCGTGGCGACCATCTCCACTTCGGACACGATGTCCGTGTTCGCCTTGGCCACCTCCATGCGCGCTTGAGACGAAACATGTTGAATTGCGGTGTGCACCACCGTGCTGGCATTGCGGTTGGTGGCGGCGAGAATTCCATCCTTGTAGCCGGCCGACTTCGTGCCGCGAATGTTGCGAATGATCTGGAAGTTCGTCTGCCCCTCGAAGAACCCCTGCCGAATCGTGCCGGTGACGCGCTCACGCTCGGCGATGGTCCAGCCCTTGATAAAGGACTTCAGCAGCTTCCCGCCACCAGTGCCACGCACACTGAGCGGATTCGTCAGCACCGCAGTGCGTATCGCTGCTGCCGTCGGCGCGACTACATCCAGCGAGACACCAACCGGCGCCCATCTGGCAAGGCTGGTTGCCTCAAACTGAGCCTCGTAGTTAGCGATGTCCACCAGGTCGAGGTTAAGTTGCGCGCTGTAGCGGTCGAAGATACCCAGCAGCAAGCTATCGACCTCCTTCAGCAGCGCCTCCAACCGCTTCACGTTGTACTCGGTCAGATCCGACTGGGTGAGCCTGTCGCGAATCGAGCGATCGATCTCTTTCAGGAAGGGGGCGAACTTGCCGACCTCCCCGGCCTTCAGCTTCTCGAGGAAGACCGCGTGCCGGATCGTGGCGTCAAGGATTGCTTGGTTTGCCGCCATCTAGTTCGTCCTCATCATCCAGACCCAAACCATCGCCCTGCTCTGCCAGTTCACCGTCGATTTGCTGGTCTGTGCGCTCAGGCGCGATCAGGCCCAACTTACGCAGGTACGCCCGAAGATCGGCTTTGGCGAATCCGCCGTTCTGCCAGAGGCCGACCAGTGCTGTGATCATTTGCGGATCAGCAGTCAGTTCCACGAATTCTTGGTTGACCTGGTAGGCAACCTTCGCATCGTCGACGCCCATGTAGGTGCAGCACCACATGATCGCCCGGGTGTACGCCTCGCTGACGTTGGCCACGCAGCCGGCGAGCACTGACGTCGATGCGGACTGATCACCGCGGGCTTCGGTCGCCGTCTTGGACGAGAGAGACGCCACGACCATCCGGGCGCCAAGCTCAATCATCATCTGGTTCTTGTCGGCCATGGCCTCCTTCACCAGCGTGTTCGGCAATGGCTGGGCGTACCCGAACTGGCCACCGGCAGGCAGCATCATCGGCGCACGGGAGCCGACGTATACGCCGTTCTTCTCCATCCAGTCGCGCCACTGCTCATCCAGACCGGAAATCCATGGCTGTGCCTGGCCACACCAAAAGACGCTGTCCTCGTAGTCGGCGCTGTTCCGGTAGTGGCCCAAGTTGATCATGGCGATGTCGTAGAGCGGCGACTCGTCAATGCTCGGATCGTTGTTCTGCGCGCCGACGAAGGTGAACGGGATCTCCTTCAGGCGTCCAGCGGCGCCGGTGGGTTTGAATTCCTGAACAACGGCCAGCGGCCCACCACCTTTCGGCCCGGACCGGCGCCAAACACGGCAGACAAAGCCATCATCCTCAAGCGCCAGTTCGCGGTATTGCTCGACCACCTTGAAGCCGAATCCATCTTCGATTTCCGGCGACTCGCGCAGCACTACCAGGGTCAGCACGCTGTGACCGTTTACCATGCCAGTGCGCCAGTTGATGATGTCTTCGGCGCAGTACGACAAAATGACGGAGTGGCCACCGGTGCCGACGTCTTGGTGATAGTCGACGTACAAACCGTGGCGCCCAGCCTCAAGCACCTTTTCCAGCGTGCCTTGCGAGTGCTGGTAGATGCTCACACCTGACCCGTTGGCATTGTCCTGCAGGTACTCCAGCTTCTTGGCCACCGACAGCGTCGGGTCTTTATGGAAGGCCAAACCGAGCAAGCCGTTTCGCGTGTGGCCAGTGGCGTTCTTGAACACCGCCCGTTCGCGATAGGCCTTGTTTCGATCTACGTTCTCTGGCGACTTGTCGTGAGCGTTTATGTACGGCAGTCGGTCGACAACCCTGTGCTGTCCCGCGCAAACATCGCGCACGGTTGCCCAGCGATCCAGCACTTCGATGTAGTCCGCCCGCTTGAAGGAGACGTCGTTGCTCATCGGGCGTATCCCATTTTGATAGCGGTGACCGGTTTGATGATCGGGTACTCGCGGTGAATGAAGTAACCGCCGCCGTCGTTGGCGTGGTCGTTTCCTTGGCTCTTATCTGGCTCGCCATTGGGCGCCCAGATCTGCTGTTCCAGGCCATCGGCATAGGTCGGACATGTAAACGGATTAACCAGGTAACGCCGCTCGCCCTGCGCATTGCAGAACATGGCGTTCATGGCGTTGACCCGATCCTTCACCGGCGGGTTGGCCGCCGGCGCGATGACTGTGAAGCCAGCCTGCTTGAGCATGGCGATATCGGTGAGGCTGGCATTGACCGACTTGCGCGAATCGCCGGAGGCGTCCGGGTAGATCCGGATCTCGCAGGTCTTCTTGTAGTCGTTGCCGGTGTGTTCCCAGTACCGCTCTTTGATCCGACGGATCATGTCCGGTGTGTCGTAGCCATCCATCAGCTCATCCACGGCGCGCGGTAGACCCTGATCTCGTTTGACGTGAGTGATCGCCGCCATCTTGCCGACGTTGAAGTCCATGCCGATAAACAGCGGCTCACCAGGCTGTACAGTATCGAAGCACTGATTCAGCTTGCGGTCGTAGGCGTGGTAGATCGATCCCGACGTCAGGTTGACGAACTGGCCATTTAGGTACGCGCGGATCAACTGCTCGGGGTACGACTCCATCAGCGAGGCGATGTAGTCGTCAGGCAGGTTCAACTCGTTGTCGAAGGTGCTGGCCTGGATCAGGCCGTACATCTCCTTCAGCGCTGGCTTGTCGCGCAACTGCTTCACGAACTGGAGGAAGACGAACTTGAAGCCCTCCGGCGTCGTGGTTACGTCCACGCCGTTTTTCAGCCCGGGCAGGTTGTAACGCATCCGGGCAATGATCTTGCGCCATGCCTGCTGCGCCTTGATCGACGTCAGCACGTCCAGCTCATCGACCAATGCGTGACCGATCTTGAAGCCGACGATGGTCTGCGGCTTCTCCATCGACCGGCAAATCACAGTGCCGCGATACTGCCGGCCGCTGTAAATGTGAACCTCATGGTTCGCCTGATTTATCTTGGTCTTTAGGCCCCAGTCGTAGGCCACCTCCTCCATCGTGGGATAGAAGATGTCGCG